AATCAGTTCATTCCACCTTCTTTTTTCAGTCAGCCAATCCCCTTTTGCCGAGTGCCATATATTTGTGGGGTTGATACCGAGCAGTCTTTTTATGCGTGAGAATTCATCTGTTTTGATCTCTTTGCCATCCACAATGCCACCCCGTGCCATGTAATAAACCGATCCCTTTTTCTGGTATATTTCATAACCACACCCACCGAACAAAGACAGGCTCACCTCATTTATGTCATAAACAGTAACCACGGACGGATACTTTTCAACATTTTTATTTAGCATTTTTTCTACAATAACTTTTGCAAGACCATTTCCCTTCCATTTATCAGTAATGGCTATCTGCCAAATAAAAAACTGACACGACTTTTTATTTGTTTCATAAATACCAAATCCGCTAAACTCGCCGTTTATCAACATTATAATAGCATTCTTTTTTAAAAACTTATCCCTGGCTGCCCGCCTTGCGTAGTGATCTTTAATTGCTAATTCTTTTACTAATTCTTCATACTCGGTATCTTTTGTTTTTTGTAAATCTAAAAAGTTAATGTCCAGCCCAGCAATCCTCTTTTTGATTTCCTCTTGGTCTAAATGGGATAGTAAGTTAACCTGCTCATTCGTTCTCATTATAGCCTCCCTAGTGGCGGATATAGTTCTTTTATCTTCTTCATGTCACCTTTAAAAAATACCAGTATCTTTTGCTCTCTCTTGGGGAATTTCCTATAATCAAGTGTCCTCTTTGCGTGTGCCAATCTTGTAAACTCACATTCTAAATAAACAATTTTATTGTAAATATGTAAACCCTGGTCTCTAAAGAATAATTCGTGTTCTGCCTCACAGCCATAGTATGCCCCGTTTTTGTCTCTTGAATCACCAGTCATAACCACAAAAAACCGATCATCTTTTAAATGCTCAATCGCTTTCTTGTATCCATCAAATAACGTATCCCTGAATTGTTCGTATGTTGCTATGTTATTAAGTTCACCCTCTGGGATAACACCATCATAGTCAATGTATTTTTCAACCCTGTAATAAGGTGGGCAGGTAAAGCACAGATCAAACATACCCTTTGGCTCGTAGATTGAACTGTCTGCTTTTATCCATTTTGCACTATCAAAGTCCTGGCATAGTGCGTTGTTCGCATCACATTGGTTTTGTCTTATTTCACTTGCGATATATTCCAACCCATACGAACCCGCTATAAATCCAAATTGCACACCACCGCCAAACGGGTTATAAATTCTTTTGCCATCAGTGGGCATGAAGAAACGAAGCATAACTTCGCAAGCCACAGGATCAAGAACAGAGGCGTTGCCGTTGAACGACTTACCTTTTTTATGTTCTACTTTGCCATCCTCAATAACCTGAGAAGAAAGTACAACATTTGAATAACCATTTGACCCCTGCCAGCATCCATCCCTTGATGCAAATTTGGGATTCGGGATACCGTACTTTTCACCTGCTTCTTCTATTTTTGCGTTCCATTCCTTTTTCATCTTTAACCAATCAGAGCGGGTCGTAGTCCAGGCGTTTGTCATTGTTGCGTGAGCAAGACGTTTCATTCTTATTTGTTCCATGGTCCCATAAACCATATAGGCAAATCCGCTCAAATCCAAGTATGTTTTGAAACCTATACTTTCAAATACAACTGGACATTCTAAATCGTGCTTTGTGCTGACAGTCATTATCATTGGATAACCAAAAGTATTTTGTTTTATTATTTCCTGTACCATTTGGCTGTATATTTCTTTATCCTTTCTGTCTAAACTCATGGCGGATTGTAGCAGGCAGAACTCTTTCGCGTCATGGTTGACTTGGTATGTAAAGAATCCCATGAACTCGCCGTTTATTTTTAGTATGATAGCAGAATGAATCTGCATATTTTTCCTTGCTGCCCGATATGCAACCCCGTCCTCAATGGCTAACTTTGCCACATCTTCCTCATACCCAGAGCCTATCACGCTGTCAACCTGGATAAATTCAATTTTGTCCACAAATAACTTCTCTTGACTCATATACGCCTCCCCTTGCTTTCTATAATATACCAATCTTAGCTGACAAATACAAGTAAAATCTGCTATATGTAGATTATTCTGCCATAAATATGGCATATATGGGGATTATTTCTCATTTAACTTCCTATTCCACACCGCAGGCGAGCCGGTATGCTCAAAGAATAGCGTGGTCTGCTGTGTGCGGTTTATGGTTCGCTTGAACCGGTCCTTGAAGTCAAACTTCAGCTCTGCCAGATCCTCTCGCAGCCGCTTCTCCAGCTCCTCGGTCTGGCTGCCGTCTATGGTGATGGTTAGGTTGTGTTTCATTACTTCCTCCAAGATAGTTTCCATTTGATATTCCCGTACCACATCTTAACCTGCCACCAGTCTAAAGACCGCTGATTCCACAGCCAAAGAATAAGATGTTGCACAGGCACCCATAACACGATTATCAACAAAACATATATCATCCTATCCTCCAAACAAGTCTATCGAACACAGCGTCACCATGCCCACTATGCCAGCGGTGAGGTCTTTCCAACAGAATCCATCACCACCCCATTTTGTTCAGTTTAAAGATTGTCCGGAAAGAGACATACACAAACGGAACTACGATGAAGTGGTCTGCCTTGTCATACCTTGTTATCAACCCTGCATCAGTATCCCACGGGTGGTTTGAGAAGCGGAACTGGGCCTGTGCTGGAAGTGCGCAAATGAATAATAACGCTACGCTGATGTGCTTGAGGTTCATGGGGTTGCCTTATCAAATTTTTCATAATACTGTAAAATTTCTTTGAGTTCATTAACTGGTAAGTGAATTTTCATAACGGCGGTTTCCCCATCATAAAGAAGTGGGGCTTCCAACAATAGTTCTTTATCGGTCCAGTCGAGTGTGCAACAAGTGCCATTATTTAGCCGGAACTCTACTATTTTATCACCACTCAAAGTAGTGTGAACATCTTCTATGTTTTTCATTTTTAATTCTCCTTAAGCCTTGACGAATGTGGTTTACTCATTTCTTTAAGTTCTTCCCATGAAATACTTTTAACCATGCCCATATTAATTTTGACCCAAAAACACAAAAAACCAACATGGAGTCTACGGTAACTTTCCCCACCACTATTTTGATACATCATTAAAGCACCAAATAGGAAAACCCAATAATATTTATTAACATAAAAGCGCATCACTCACTCCTTTCCAACTATCCGGTATTACCAGATAGTTCAGTTAAATTTCGCCTGTGAGTCTCTTGTATCTTGAATGACTCGCTGATGGAATTGTATAGTACCGCCCGCATGACTTACACATCATGCCATACCGTACCGATCCGGCAGTCGTGGCGTAGGTCTTATTCGTATGGACGTGCTTGCTTCCACATTCAGGACACGTCCACTTGTCACGGTTCAGCATCACACCCACATGAGACTTGGGTTTGTGGAACTTCTGCACTTTGCCCCAAACACGCTCAAGCAACCCAACGTCGCCCTTGCAATAAGTTACCATGTATTTTAATGCCTTTTTGTTCCCCTGATCCACGTCCTTCCAAAGTTGGTAATCTGTACGAATTTTGCCCTCACCAAACAAACGATAGCCTATGTAGTCTAAGCGGTTACAATTAAATTTGAATCTTCTACGGCAAATTATATAAGTGTCTACTGTTTTAATCTCTGGCACAATTAAGCCGTGCATTAGGCATTGGGTGTTGAACCACTTAATATCGAACTTATCCCCATAGTGTGCTACTGCCTCATCTGCTTCCATCAGCACGGGAAGAAACTTCGTCACCATCTCTTTGTCATCGCCATTATTCCATGTCAGCGAGTGGACTTTCTTGCTATCTCCCCACTTCCAGCAGATACAGATTATCGCCCGCTCTTTTATTATATTTTCATGGCTCAAATAAACCTTACCTATGCCCCATGAATATGTTATGTTTGGACTCGTTTCTATATCCCAAAACAAGCGTTTCATTGGCTTACCTCTTTGGTTGGGTGTGGGTTTAGTTACTTTATTACAAATCCTTCGTGTTCACCATATTTATGGTATGTGTAATAAACCCCTATTGAAACCCTCTTTTCAATAATCATTGAGTCGTTTTTAAAAACCAATACATGCACGTTATCCCCAAAAGCACGGCAATAGTGATAGGCATCAACGAGCTTTCCATCTTTAAATAGATCATCGGTATTGGTTTCTTCACCATGATAGGTGCTACACGAAACAAATAAAATGATACATAATATCACCAATAACTTTTTCATCGCTACCTCCAAGTATGATTTATCCGTACTTGTGCCACTCAGTTTGAGCGGAACGGTTGTATTTCTACAGGATTCATTTGGTTTTTACCTTGCCTTTCTTCGGGCAAATCTTCATCGCCAGCACTCTATTCTCGCCAGTTGCCAGCCCGCAAAAGTGTACGCCGTAGCTCTTTCCAGCATACGGGCAGATGGCTTCAGGGTCGGCAAGGAATCTGCAGGGCAAATTCATTCAACAATTATTTCATTATCACACGCCCAGCAGAGTATCCGCTTGCAGTAGATCGCAAACCCCACCAGTTCAGTATTGCAATGTGGGCAGACTATTGAGCAGATAGTATGTACTTCTTCTTTCTTCTGGAGCTTCGCCCGCTTGGGTCGTTTCATTCTTTCCCTCCATGTCTGCTATTCCATGCTTTGATTGCCCATGATTTGAACGGATATGCTTTTGTATATGGGTTTTCCTTACAGATTAATATTTGGTCGCAACACACCCACCAAAAGCCATATTTCCAGTTTCTAAGTAACATAACTTTGCTCCCACAAGACTTGCACGGTTTTAGCTTTTCCATTTCTTATCCTTTATTTGGTAACACTCATCATTCACATGGCTAACAGTTTCTTCCAGCTCAGTTATCTCCCGCAGCAGCCGCTCTATCTGCCCTTTCTTCTGGCTGATCTTGGCGTTGATCCTTTTTACGGTTGCCTTTAACTTGGTCACGTCATCGCCAATATGCTCAACCTGATCTCGCTTGAGTTGGGCTTTCTTGATGAGGGTTTCTTCGTCACTGACGGGTTTGAGTCCGCTCATGCTCTCAGCCTCTCTTTTGTGTTATAGTATTCCCGCATACAGTTTCCGCAATTTTTACAGGCACTTGACAACCCTTCCTTTCCACAACTATAAACAAGGTAATTGGAACGGTACCCATTCATCACGTCTTTCCATGCTTCATATTTAATCGCCCAATAACTGTTCTGGGTTCGTTTCCGATATTGGTAATGCCTTTCTGGTGGTGCGCTTGTATTTATATCTTTCTTGTTATGGTATGCCATAAACGTCAGAACTACTGGTATGTCCTCTCCCGTATAATATCTAATCGCAGGGCCAACCACATTATGCAGATTCCACACATTCGTCCTGATACGAACAAACATAAGATTTTGTATTTGAGGATCATATTTCACAAAGTTGCGATCTGTCATGTCTCCTGGATTAACCGTAAGAACTACTGGGCCTGAAAATTTACCCAAACCCTCGGCTATTGATGTGTTGAAAAAATAATCATCAAACTGCTGTGCGGTTTCCTCAACCAATTCCCTATCCACATTACTGTCATTCCCATCATTCATTCTGACAACTCGACCCTTTGCCAGTTCCTTGCTTGGTATGTGGGGCAAGTTTTCATTTAGTGGTTCAAGGTACGACCGCCCACTCTGGAAGAAGCAATCCTCGCAACCGTTCGGGCATCTGCCAGTTTGGGGGATACAGGTTATTATTCCGCTGTCTTTAGTTTTTGGGTTCCATTTCCATTCTTTCATACTCGCCTCCTGTTATTGTTTCCCATGTAGTACAATTTTGTCCGTTATTGTTTCCTGTCCGGTCATAAACAGGACAAAGCTGGCAA